GGATAAGTTTTTCTTGCTTCATCTACAAACTCTGATGCACTTAAAATTTTATATCCAGCCATTTCAAAACCAAGACAAGAACCGCCACCGCCAGAAAAGAACGAAACAACATTCAAACCATTAGTTCCTTTAATGCGTTCAATCTCGCTGATAGAGGGAACGCTGTAGTCAGGCTTGTGCATATTGTTTCCATAGTTTGTTGTATGCAGTAACTGGAGACTTTGCTTGCGGTGCAACAATTTGTAAGACTGCCGCACCTATTGTTTCTGCAATAAACGAATCACCTAATTGTAAGTTCAAATGGTTTTTTAATTTCAAAACATCAAGTTCTGGGTAGTCTCGTCTAATCAATTCTTTTTGTCTTGGCGTATTGACTTCAAACCACGAAAGATCGTTGAATAAATCAAAATATGTTTGTTCCATATAAGGCAAGTAAAGTTTAATGTTTTTTTCTTTAGCAATTTGATTTAATGTTTCCGATTGCGCAACATTTTTGTTCTTGAAATATGCTTTCCTGAACTGTTGATAAAGTTCTTTTGTTGATCTGTAGTGAATCATCGCTTTTTTTGACAAAGCATAATGACCGTCAGCAGCGTGCCCACAAATCAGATTTTGAATACCTAGTTGTTCACAGGAGTCAAAAACAAACAACATTGGATATACACATTCAATAGCAGTTTTCTTTTTTATTGCAAAATGTTTTATTTCATAAATCACTTTTTCTAAAATAACTTCTGAAGAACTTGGTAACAAAACAGGAACAAACTCAAGTTGAAATTTTTTGGCTAACTTTTTAGCGGAATCAAAATCATATGAACTCTCTTTGTTGTCTAACTTAAAAGACAAAACATAAGGTTTGTAACCAAGATCCAAACAAGACATTAATAAAACTGATGAATCAATACCGCCAGAAGTAGCAACAGCAACACTTCCGTTAATGTTTTTTAATTCATTAGTCAGCGTTTGACGGACTAATCCAACTGGAATCACTTTTGTTTGCCACTCCACTCGTAGTTACATTTTGGGCATCTGTGTTCGGTTTTTATGTTTTCATCAACAATCGGGAACTCTCTAAAATCTAAAGGTTCAGCATCAACTAACAGTTGATCTAAGTCTTCGTTGTTGAATAGTGTTCCTTCAAGCCCTTCATCAGAAGCAACTAACTGTTTTAATAACTCTGCTAACCCTGACTCATCGTATGAAGCAAGATCGGTTGTGCGATTATCTGCAAGAAGTATCCGTAATGCTTCGTCATCGTCTTGAGTTTCTACATAGCCTGCTGAAATCTCTTTCCAACCTAAAGCCTTTGCTGCTCTCCAAGTGTGATTGCCTGCAAGGATTCGGTTAGTGCGCCGATCAACCACTATGGGTCGGTATTGTCCGTGCGCTTTCAAAGATTCAGAGATAGCCCCAATATCGCCCTGTCTGACATTCTTTTCGTGCGGTTGAACTAAATCAATATCTACGATCAGGTGTTCTATTTCTCGTTGTGCCATCTCTAGTCCTTTGTTAATGTCTCAAACTTTGCATCAGACATCTTGAGAAGCCTGCCATCAGATTGTATCGCTATCCAAGAAGGTGCGTCAGGGTCGCAGCCACAGCCGACTAAGTGCTTTGGGTTGTGTGTCAGCGTGTATTCGCAGCGCAAACACTTGATTGTTTTCATAAACTTTGTTGTGCGTGTCGTATTCTTGCGTTAGCGATCTCAGCGTATTCGGCTGATTGTTCTATACCGATGAAGGAAAAGCCTTCAAGTGTTGCGGCTTTACCTGTTGAACCTGAACCTGTAAACGGGTCAAGCACTATGCCGTTTGACGGGGTTACAAGTCGGCATAGGTAGCGCATTAGGTCTGTCGGTTTGACTGTCGGGTGGTAGTTAAGTTTTGGTGTGTTGCTTCGGTTTCTTGGGTTGTCGCCACCTACGCCGTCAGAGATAATGCGATCTGCTTCACGCTTCTTAGAAAACTTGTCTAAGCCTTCGTTGCGGTCTTTCTTGCTGGCTTTAGCACAATAAAAGAACCGTGCAGCCGACTTATCTGCCTTAACAGACGGGAATAGTTCTAGCACTTCGTCTGAGCCATCGTGAATAAAGTTCGCAGGAAACCGACCTGTTGCAACAGTTGGCTGAGCATCTTTACGCCAACCATTACCCATCGCAATTCTTGGATTTGTTGAACCTGATGAATTTACCATTTGTTCATTTCCGACTCTGCATCCGTCTATGTTGATACCGCCAACACCGTGCGTTAGAACATTGTTTGCAACAGTTCCGTCAAGCGGTTTGCGTGCCATCACAATCGGTTCGTGCGCTGGTTTAAGTGCTGTTCCCCACCCTTGCCAATCTTCGCAACTATCTTGCTTTCCAACATTTAACGACTTCGGAAACCCTGAGCCATACACCCACATAATTTGATCACGAATCTGAAACCCTGCGTCTTCTATTGCAACAGCAAGCCGATGGTAGGTGCGTGAACCACCGAAAGCGAGCAAATGACCGCCGTGCTTCAATATCCTGAGACATTCTTGCCAAACTGTTACATCGTAAGCAACACCAGTTGAATCCCAACTCTTACCCATAAACCCAAGTTCATAAGGTGGGTCAGTAATGATTGCGTCAACACTGCAATTAGGTAAAGATTTTAGAACTTGACGGCAATCACCGACCAGCAACGACATTTATAGTTCTGCGCCTTGAGACATAGCGATTCGCATACGATCAACCATCTGCTTGAACATCGCAAGTTCTCGTGTTGCCGTGTCATAGCCGTGCTGGATTGTTTCCAGATCAATTCGCAACTGATCTCGTTCTTCACGCACACGCTCTAAGGCAACCTGTAGGTCATCAGTTCGTGCCTGCCAGTGTTGCAGTTCGGCGTTCAAACTTTCGCTCATCTTTTAGTTCTCCGTTTCTTGATCTCTGCTTCTAATGCTTCAACTGTCGCTATTAGTTCTTCTGCTTCCATCTGCCCAACACTTAGCCTTCGCAAAAATGCTACCGCACTTTGTAAATCTTTTAATGTCATTACACTCCGCTTTCCTCATCGGTGAACATTCCCTGTGCCACCATTTCAGGTAGGGCTTCACGCTCAAGAGGGGAAAGAAAGCGAAGCGCAGATTGCCACAGGGAACGACTTTGAGCCTATCGGCTGCGATTGAGGTATGCCTTCTTGGATTGTTTGTAACTGCGCTGATACAACAAGGTGCTAGACGCTCTAAGAGCCACGCTAAGTAGTAGCCCGATAATAATGCCGTAGCCAACCCAGCCTGCTGTTGTGGATTCGGTTTCGGCTGGTGCAAGCATCATAAGCAGAAGGGCTGCGATTGATGCCAGCGAAATCGTTAGCGATAGTTGCGGTCTCATTTTGTTTCCCCGATCTCGTCAATCTTGTAGTTGATTTTCTCTACTTTGCAAAGATGTACCCGTTCTTCGTTGAGGGTCATCATTGATTTTAGGAACTCTTGTGCGCCTGTCTGTATGTCCTCGCCTGATGATGCGAGGCTTAGCAAGTTCATAAGCCAACTAAGCGCACCCATTTCGTCTAATCCTGCTTCTTCATCTGACCAGTCCTGCATCGCTACGATCAACCTGATTTCAAATAGGGCTGTGTCTCCGCTTGAGATCAGTTCTATGTGATCTAGTGAATGTTTAGTGATTTTCATTTTGTCTCCTCTGTTTTGATTAGTTTTTTGACTGCTGATATCGCTTGTGCTTTTGAAGTGTATTGGCAGAACTCGCCAACTGTTTCAACCTTCAAACCGCCTTCATACTTTCTGATCGTATAAAAGCGTGGGTTGCTGTCTCTGTAGTTGTCTCGCTCGCTTGTGATGAAGTAACAGCCACCATAGATCTCGCTATGGATTCGGCTGCTAAAGAACCTCAGTGTGGCTTTGCTGAAAAAGTGTGAACCTGCTTTTTCTGCTTCGCTGATGATCTGGTTGATACTTGTGTATTGTTTTCTGTCTGTCGTATTCATTTCTGTTCCCCTTCTGTTGTTGTTTTCATTCCTACTAAGCCGTTGAGATCACTCCAGATATCTTTCCAAGCATCAATCTTGTAATCATATCCGTGCGCCGATCTGCCCGTTGTGCCATCTTCATAGATCAGAGTGCCATCTAATAACGAAATTGCATATTCCCAACCTTGCCAATCTGACCATTTGTAAATATCAATTTCTACATTTAACTTTGCTGCTAGGGCTTCACATTTCTTCTTCATAAGTCCTCCTCTTGAACTTTAGTTATTGGTTCTCTATTTGTTTTCTAACACTTTTTATTGCTCGTGCCCACATCAAACCATACGGGTCGTTGTCTTCGCTGTTGAACTCTGCTTGGTAATCTCCGTCATCTAGGAAGTCTGCGATTGCTTCTGCGCTCATCTCAACGGTTGTAACCGTCTTGGTTCGCTTGATGATCGTAAAGGTTGCGCCGACCTTATCTTGATGAACTAGCACCGTGTCGGTGCTGTCATCGTGCCCATACAATCTGCTCTCGTGATCGTCTAGTGCCTTCGTTGATATCTTCAATCTCATAAGTCCTCCTCTTGAACTATCAGGCTCTTTACCTGATAAGACCAATCTAGCCGAACTACCGCCCGACACGACATCATTTAGATCGGTGAAACCCCGTAAAAGCCTTATGTTATAAGGGTTTGAAAAGAATGTAAAAAAAACTTTTTTATTTGCCTGAAATCAACAGCCTAACCACGCAGACCAACCGCAACCGCCCTTCGCCCTGTCATAACGAATCAACGCCTGCGCTGCATCAATCGTTGTGCCGACATCAAACAAATCTGCTGGCACAAGATCACGATTCAAAACAGTTTGAAGGTATCCGTTCGGATAATAGGTAGTGCGCTGAATCCAAAACAAATTTATCTGAAAAAGACCAAGCGAACCTTTCACACCTTGAACAGTGTTCGGGTCATTCTTGTTATGCGCTGAAGCGGTGCAACGAGACTCACGCCAAACAATCTGATCAGCCTTCACAACATCTTTCTCAAGCCAACCAGCATCACGCAACCGATTCCACAACTCAGGACACTTAGCCCAAGCAGGAACACTTCGCTTCGCCTCAGGCACATAATCAAAAGGGTGCTGACTCATAACACTACGCCCGATCTGATCTGGTGCGTTCGCAGCCTCAGCAACACTCGCACAACTAATAACAGTTGCAACAAACACAATCAACAATTTATTCACAGGAACTCCGTTCACCTTGCCTCCTTCTTGGCTTGGATATGGTCTATTAGTTTTCTTTGTTCTGTCCTTGACAGGTCGTGGCGTTATCGCTCATCGTTCGCCTCAGTCGGCGTATGATCTAACTCTAGCACCTTGAAAAAGATAAGAACTTCACGGCTTGACCTAAAAGAAAAAAAAAAGAAAAAACCCCCCATCGCTCTGCCTCACTGCGATTCCCTAACTCTTTATTCATTGCCTCACGCCATAATTACTCACAGCGTGATCTACCCACGCTCTCCGTGTGTTACCTCAAACGATTGCACTCGTTCGGGTCTAAATGAAATCCATCTCGTTTTCGTTCTCTAAAAATTCAGCCTAGCGTTAGGCTTTTAACAACCCTCTGAATAAAGCAAAGTGAATATCAACCTCTACAAAGGCTTCATTCAGCGAATACTTCGTATCTTTCATCACCATAGGCGATCTCATAAAGCGTTCACCGTCAATAAATAAAGCGTATGTGCGCTCGTGGTTTAACATAACAAACCAAGTATCGGCATCAAGTGAAACAAACTTGCGTTTCCTTGCAGAGAAATGAACACACTCGTAAGGAAAGAACTCTCCGTGCCAGTTATGTTTTACCTCTACTTCAAACTGAAAGTTCTTTCCCCAACGACTGCCAAGAATATCTATGCCGTATTGATCGGGGTTGATTTCGCATTTGTAGTCTTTTGTTCGCAGCCATTCTAATATCTGATATTTAGCGTGATCATCTTCGTCATAATGTTGCTGACTAAAAGGTTTATTCACTTGCACCTCCTTCATAGAACTCGTGCATCGCAGGGCGCACTAACTCCTCCCAAGTGCTTAATCTGATCATCACAAGCCCTTCCTTACCCCAATCATCAGGCATCAGAATCGCTCTCGTAGGTTTACGGCGTGAACCGTAATCAGCCTCATTAGAACGCACCTGAGCCTCTATGCGTTCCCACGCCGTTACAGCAGCCCCGATCTGTTTGCCTGCTTTCACCTCGTTAGCAAATAAAACATCTTGCCACATCTCCTCGTTACCATCACCGAACTTGTTAGACGGTGCGACACCTAGACGCTTGCGAGCGACACGCTGCTTTGTTAATCCTTTTGTGCGTGATCGTTTACCTCGTGCAGTCGGGTCGGCACAACCTTTAACTCGCCTGTTGCCATCTCTTGCTGGTCTGCCAAGTGTGCCGAACTTCGGGCAGTCAGCGAGTTTGCATTTGTCTTTGTTGCCTTGACAATCACCTTTGCGATCTTCACTCATCATCATCGTCTAACTTCTCTCCACAGTAAGGCTTCAAAGGAACAACACGCTTCACTAAACACGCACAAAGTTTTGCTCTCATCTCAACATCTCCTTCAACTCTCTACGCAACTTTGCTCTCTGTGGCGGTATCAATCCACCGAACACACCCCAACGATCATCAGTATCCTCTAACACAATAACCATTTCTAAACACTCTTGACGCACCGTGCAATTCGCACAAATAGCCAGAGCCTCATCGTAACGATGATCATTAAAGCCAATGTGATCAGGGAAAAAGACGCTTGCAGCCTTGCCACGACACGCCGCATCTTCCGACCAATGCTCACGACTCACTGTAAAACTTCGCTATCAAATCGTTTACCTCACCAAACTTAAATACGGCTTCACGCAGATTGTCCAACGATTCACGATCAGTGCCATCAAAGACCACAACCCTTCGGGCGGAATCAATAAGGACACCAATCGCAAACTCGTAAGCCATCTGCAACTCCTCAGAAGGGCTGCTCATCAGATGATTGCTTTCTCATACCCATAAGATGCTTAATCAGATCAGAGCCTTCTTTAGTGGTAAGTGTGTTCAAGTTTTCTTTGCTGAACAAAGTTTGAATAATCGGTTTAACATCACCGTCAGCAACTTCTTTAACTAGCGATGACACTAAACCTTTTTGCTTATCGCTTATTAAACTCCCGATCTTCGTTGCTGATGGCGGGGTAGTAGTAAAGGCTTCCTCTATTTGATGATCTCTCAACGCATCTAGAGGGCTGCTTTTCGGTTGGACATTCGCAGGGTGAGCGTTTTTAGACTCTTGCACCTGTTCTGCTCTACGAGGTTGAACGGTAGAAATGCTTGCAACATTCCCTTTAACTTCCCAATCTTGTTTAGACCAAAGCGAAAGACAGATACCGAATCGCATCGCAGCGTTCCGCAAGAAGTCTCCGACAAGTTCTTTGTCAAGATCAGGTTTATCGGAACGAACCGAACCAACACCAACTAATGATTTGCCTAACAGCGTAAGCGTTGCCCACATCGTTGCGACACCGTTTGCTTCGTGTATCGCAGGTCTGCCTTCAACCCAACTAATCGGCTGCCAGTTCCACATCGGGTCAATCTCAATCAAGATGCGAGTGATTTCTGCGTGGCTGACATAAGCCAGATTGATTCCGTTGCGTGGAATTGTTCCAACTATCTTAGGGTCTGGAGTTGCATATTGTTCTAGCACCGCTTTCAACATAACTGCTTCTGTTTCGTTACTCATTTTGTTGCCTTCTCTCTGTGTGTTCTCATCACACGGTAGGGATTTCCTTGCTTTTCATATTGCTTTACTAACTCTGGGTGCGCCTCACGCAACGCTTTCGTGTCCAACGATGACTTGCCATCTTGTTGCTTCCACGATACGACTCGCTGACCGTGCAACAACCCGATCTCGTTGCCCAACAGCATTTGTGCCAGCGCATCTTTTGCTTTTGCTTCCTGCTCAGCAGCCTGCTTTGCCAATGCTCGTGCTTCCTCAAGTTGTAGAACCCACTCGCCTGCACCGTTCGGCAAATCAATACTGGTCGGTTCAACCTCAAAGATTCGTGCGATTGCATCAGCAGAGAAGTTATTGATCTCATCAAGCGGTGGGCTTTTCGTATCAACCCATTCACCAAAGATTTCTGCTTCAAGACGCAGACTGTCAATCGCTGCAGCGTTCTCAGGCAACTCAACCACACTAAGTTTCAGATCACGGTCAAGAACACTAAACCAAACAGGACAAGCTAAGACCGCTTGCTGTGCGTAGCCCTGCCACAACCATTCGTTCGGAAGATCAGACGAGTCGTGAATTGAATACCGTGTAGAAGTCTTTGCCTCAATGACGATGCTAGGTGCGCTCTCATAATCCACACCGTCAAGCGAAACCGACAGCCTGCCATCACGATAGATCGTGTTAGGTGTATGAAATGTGTAGCCCAACTGTTCCGATGCTGCTTCAAGTAACGGCTTCTCAAGCAGGTTGCCACGCCGAAAGATCGCTGACTCTGCTTGCTCAATCGGTTCGTTGAGTTTGTCTGCGAACAGTTCGCCTCTTGTCTTGTATGGTGAAGCGTTCATCAGCGCAGGAATATCGGAAGCCCCGAACACGCATCTGCCTTGCTCATCTCGCCACCTTTCTAGTAGCCACTCTTTGCTTCCGTGTTTCGGTTTCGGTATCTGTTTCATTTGAACCTCCTCAGGTCATTTGTTTATGTTGATCTCATTATTACTTAGGGGTGTTACAGGGTTGTTGGTAGATGATTAACCCCACACCATTTCTTCTAAAGACCAGATTTCTTCAATGTCTGAAAACTTAATTTCGGTTAAAGACAACCTACCTTTAACAACATTCCAACACTCAATGACAAGGCTGTTCTCATTTATGTCTATGATCTCTCCGTCATAATCTTTTTCGCCGTTAATGGTTTTGATTAAGAAGTAATCAAAATCAATTATTTTTTTGATTGCTTCAATTTCTTGATCTTCTGATTTCATTTTGTCTCCTCTGTTGTTTGTTTCCAACCACAACTATCGCAGTGGAAAATGTTTACTGGTAAAGGTAAAGCGCAACCCCGACAATGGATACCTCTGCGCCTGCGATCAGCCTGTTCTTTATAACCTTCATCGTGCGCTCTCATATAGTGCAACATATGGTCAGTAATGTTCTTGAACTGCTCGCCGCATACTTGGCACTGGCAAGTTCTTTTAGTTTTCATTTGCCCTCCACAATCGGTAACACCCAATCAATTTTATCTTCAGCCTGACCGTGCATAATGTGATCAACCGAATAACCCCAAGTGCTGACCTTCGCAAATGATATCTCGCAACCCCAACGCCTCTGCCACACATCTCGCAGGCAATGATAAAACTCTCGTGAATGAACATCTCTAGTCTTATCCGATCGGCGTGTTGGTGGCACTGCACAGTGGCATAGTTCGTGCGCTAGAACTTCCCACACTCGTTTGCTTCGGCTTACTGATTGCTCACGATCAACATTAACTTGAATGTTGTTCCAAGTTGATTGAGCATAACCATATTGCCTTCCACGATTCTGTCCTTTTGCAATCACGATCTGTGGAAGTCCTTTGCCTTTGTGATACGGCTTCATCAATTCCCAGATGCGTTCTGCTTCTTTGTGAATCATCTTCGCTCGCATCTGATCAATGCGTTGCTGCTCTTTCTTCGGCTGCAACTTTGTTGCGATACGAAGACGCTTTGCTTTGTGCTTCTGCTGAACTATCGCCGTGCGCTTCTCTCGCTTCTTCTCTAACGAAGGTGCAACACGATCAACCAGCCTGCCTGACTTTGCTGAGCAAGGCAAACAGTATCGCCTGACATCGTTCTTGCGTGGTCGGGTTGGTGCTAACAATCCGTCATCACACTTCTCGCATTTCCATCTAACTTGATTTGTCATAAGTCCTCCTCTTGAACTTTGGTTTATATGTTTAATCCGAATGGTGGTTTGCCGTTCGGAATTCCCGCTGGTTC